ACAATGAACATATTCAAACTCACTTACCCAAACAAGGAAGCCGCAATAGCTGACCTCGAAAGCAAAGGAATACTAACCGCTGAAGGCTACGGCATCGGAGTGCAAGCCGTTGTTGAAATCGGAGTTATTGCGTTGGACGAAAACACGAACGCTGAAGGCTATCATTACGACGTTATGAGCATAGAGAGCTACGACTTTGGCAGTAACCTCGTGACACCTAAAAATCCTAAACACGCATTTGCGGGCTATCCTATAAACCAAGAAGTAACAACAGATGGCATATAAGAACGACGGCACGTTCAACGTGCTTTACAAAACACGTAATAAGATTGCTAAGACCTTGCGCCGTATCATTGCCGAAGAAAACCTAATCGACACCGAGGCCCTTTACGACTCGATCCGAATAAACGCCAAGATACCCGCGTTGGGTGAATTAGAAATACAGATTTTGGCAATGTATTATTTTGGTTTCTTGAACAACGGAACTAAAAATATGTTGGCTTTTGACCTTTGCGCTAAGCTTACAGCACGTCTAAACGCCGAGGGTACAACTGCTGAAATATACCAGCAGTATACAGAATGGATGGCTAAGCGTTACCCAATCTTACAAGTAGCTAAAATTCTAGGCGAAAAGAAAAGTATTGTTTACACGTTCGAGCCAATTGGTGGCAGTTTTAGCGACGACCTAAAATTTAGGGGTTTCTAAGTAGCCCATTTCTTTACGCATTGACAACATATTAAAAACGAATATCAAAGGCAGTTCACCGACTGCCTTTATTTTTGTTATGTCGCCTTCGCAAAGGTCGAATAAAAGACTTTCCCAACCCCATTTCTTAGACTTCTTGGCTTGTTCCTGGGCGTCAAGTGCGCCCTTGTATTCTTCTAGGCTGTCAAAGTCTTTAACGTCTAGCGGTTCGTCGTCGTCTTCGTCGTCTTCGTTAAACAAATTTTCGTATTTCTTTAGAAAGTCGTCGCGCCATTTTAAGAACTCGGGGATAAGCCCGTAAACTTGCGTAATATTTAGGTCGTCGAACTTGTCGTAAACGTCGAACGGGTTAAACACGTAAGGTTCAAATTCAATATTACCCCAACTATCCGTATTAATGCGCCTGTAAAACACGGACACAATATGCGAAATGTGCTTTAGGTAGTCGTTTGACAAGAAAAAGTTAAGGTCTATAAACTCATCTAAGGAAAGCTTCTTAAACGGCTTTAAAATGTACGTGTCGCCGTCTATTATTACTTCGCTTACATGGGCTTTCTTAGGCTCGCTCAGCACCCATTTAGCCGACTTAAAGAGTTCGCCTATTTCTTCTAAAGAAAGTTCTTCTAGGTCTTCGCTAGGTACGTCTAAAAGGATTGCAAGCGTTTCTAGTTGCGTGTTAAAAAAACCTTCGGAGTCTTTGAGTTCCCGCAGTTCTTTAAATTGGTACAACTTGACTTCATGCCACCCCTTCGGAACTTTCATTTAAGCTTTGAACTTGTTTGTTAATGGTCTCGGCAATAGCTACTAGGTAAGGCACGGCAACTTCGGCTGGCATTTCACGAATAATCTTAGCCTTTAGTTTGATATGAGCGTCGGTGTAGTGTTCTGTTTTGCTTAAGTCGGTTCTTTTAAAGATTACCGCCAATGCTTCGGAAATAAACCCTTTGTGTTTGTGCGCTAAAATCTTTTCAATATGCTTAGTGTCTTTAGCTGTAAGTTTAAAGTCCTGGTCGTAGGCTTGGTAAGTGTACCCGTCGGCTTCGAAACGCTTTAACAAGATACCTTCGGGCGCTTTAGCTGTGTTAAAAAGACGGATTGCTTCTTTGAAGTCTTCGAAATCCATGTCTTCGGCTTCTTGAACACCCATGTACTTAAAAACTTCTAGGTGTTTTTCGACGTTGTCTAGTTTAGGGTTAGCGTGAATTTCCGTAATGTCTTCGAACTGCTGAATTGTTAGCTCGTTTAACTCGTTCGCAATGTCTTTGTTACAAATTGTTATCATACTTTTTTTGAACAAATATAAGCGTTTTTTAATATGGTTATGGTAAACGACTTACCCATTTACAAAATAACTATCGACCCCGAATACTCGGACGGCGAAGACTTAGGCATTGAACAAATAGCCTTCACTTCAAACCCAGCTATAAAAGTTCGCGGCCTAGCTTTCGAAAACGTTGCAAAGCGTTTCTTTTCCGATAGTTTAAAGTACCGCGTTACTGCGCCCGCAATGATTCCTATGGAAATTTACAGACGCGACGACGACGGGGAATACTACGTACAATTCGACGAACAAACCATCGAGCAAATTTACGTCAAGTTCATGAAAGACCTATCGAATAGAAACGTCTTTAACCTAGAGCATGACCAAAGTAAAGAAGTTCCCGCTTACATTCTTGAAGCGTGGATAGTCGAAAACCCTACCCAAGACAAAGCACTTACAACCTACGGCATCGAAGTTCCAAAAGGAACGCTTATGCTAACGGCACAAATTACCGATGTCGACTATTACAACCAACTAGTAAAAGACGAACAAGTAGGTTTTTCAATTGAAGGCTTTTTGGGAATGAAATTAAGTAAACACTTAAAACAAAATAACATGAATTTCCCAGACGGAGAACACACAATCGACGGAAAAATCTACGTAGTAAAAGACGGAGAAGTAACCGAAATTAGAGACGTAGTAGTCGAAGAAGCTATGGCAGAAGTAACAGAAGAAGTTACCGAAGAAGTAGCAATGGAGGACACTAGCGTAACCGAAGAAGAAGTAGTAGAAGAAGAAGTAGCCGCAGAAATGGCGGTGGATCCTGCTGCTGATTCCGAAGCTATCATGGCTATTGTAATGCCTTTAATCGAAGAACGCGAAAAAGCTTTAATCGGAATGATTGCAGACCTTAAAAACCAAATCGAAGAACTCGGCGTAATTAAAGAAGACGAAGAAATCGAAATGGCTAAGGATACAAAAATGTCGGCATTTGACAAGTTCAAAATGTTTCGCGCATCAAACAAGTAAACAAGTAAAAACAAAATAAAAACCAAACAAAAAATGAGAAATCTAAAATTTGACTTGGACGTAGAAACAAACGCGCTTCTTTGTCCTAACCCAGATGAGTTCTACTCACGCGCTTACTTAACCGAAGACATCGCGGACAATTACCGCACGCTTCCAGGAATTAAGTCAGCTACAAAATTGGCTAACGTTACTTTCGGCAACCTTTTGGCTGCGTCAACTTGTAACTTTACTGCCCCTACTGACAACCTCGACGCTATCGACATCGACGTTTGTGCGCTTTCAGCAATGTCACAAATTTGTCAGTTCGATTTAGAGCAATCTTTCTTGGCTTTGCAAATGTCCCAAGGTTCAAACGGCGACTTTAGCGTTCCGTCTTTCATGGCTTACTATTGGGGTGAAATGGCTGCCCGTATCGGTAACGACCTCGAACTTATCCGTTGGCAAGGTGACACAGAAAGCACAGACCCTGTTCTTTCTTTGTGTGACGGCTACCTTAAAAAATTATGTGCAGACACAGACGTAGTAGGTCTTTACACAGACGCTATTACATCGGCTAACGTATTGGCGCGCATGACTAGCGTACTTCAAGCTTCACCCGCGGCGGTACAATCTAAGCGTGCAGACCTTCGTTTGTTCGTTTCTAGCGACGTATTCGTTAACTACCAAATTGCTGCTGCATCTGGTAACACAATGACTTACGTTACTGCACCACTTGCACCGACTTTCTTAGGAATTAAGATTGTTCTTGCCGAGGGCGCACCTGTTAACACAATGGTGCTTGCGCTTAAGACTGACCTTATCTACGCATTCGACGCAGAAGGTGACGCTAAAGCTTTGAAAGCTGTTAACCTTAGCGACTCAGTTGCTGAGCCATATATCCGCACACGTGCGAACTTGAAAGCTGGTTTCCATTATACTAACCCTTCACAAATTGTTGTTTACAACGTTTGTTTTGATTAGTATTTAACCATCAATTAAATTAACGGGGCGGCCATAAAACGCCGCCCTTTTTTATAACCAAAAAAAAACGAAATCATGGCTTGTGCTACACTCGAAGAAATCCTAAAAGGATGCGACAACAATAGCGGCGGTATTTACACCCTATTAATTAACCAACAAGACAACATTGGTAACCCGACAACGGACGAAACAGGAACAAATTACATTGTTACTGCAATCCCACACACCGAGCCTTATGTTGCTTTAGAATTTAAACGTAACACGGGTAACTTTACCGAAGACGGAACTATTGACTTAGTAAATGGTTCTTCTTACGTTACACAAACTATTAACCTAATGTTTCACCGACGCGACCAAGAAAAAAGCCGCGCAATCAAAATTCTTGGCGCTGGTCAACAATACTTGAATGCGGTTGTAGGTGACGCAAACGGAAAGTTTTGGTACTTCCCATTCTTGCAAGTAACAGCTTACGGCGAAGGTTCTGGAACTGCCCGCGCTGACGGCTCAAAGTATTCACTTACTTTGGTTGCTGAAAACCCAGAATTGGCTTACGAAGTAGACGCAGACATTATTGCTGGTTTATTAGTGTAATTTTCTTCTTACCAAACATAGTTAGCCCCCTCATTGTAGGGGGTTTTCTGTTTGAACAAGTCCCAAACGTAATTTAATATTGTTATGATTTACATTGAGAAGGGGGAAATTAACACGTTTGCGCTTACTTTAAGCGAGGTTACGACGTTAGTAGACCCTTTTTATTTATTCGTCTTTGAGGGCGAATTTAACACAGCAACCGAACCCGTTTTGTGGTCGGGTGTTGACACTTCAAGTTTTCCGACTAGATACAACTTGTTCACTTTAGAAGAAGGCGTAGACCTCGAACTTACCCGCGGTCAATACACGTACTCAGTTTATGAAAGCGACGAAGAAATAATAGTAGACGAAAACACGAATACAAACGGACTTAATTTAATCGAAGAAGGGCGCTTAGTTGTTGCGGGCGGTTCTACTTCTAGCATATACGACTAATAAAATGGGAATTTTCGACAGATTCAAACAACAAAAACCCGAAGTAATAGAAGG